GCCGCCGCCGCCGCCTGCGACGACGAGGACTTCAACCAGTCCCGAACCTGCCGACACGGTGAGGGTGCCAGACGAGGTGAAGATGTGACGCTTGTAGCCGCCTGAGGTGGATTCGGTTCCGCCAGAAGCGGACCCCGCAAACCACGATTCGTGCAGGCCACCGTTTAGCCAAGTAGAGACAGCCGTCGAAGGCCACCCCTTAGCGGTGTCATGCCGCCCCTTCCAGTTGGAAACAGCGGTGGACGGGTTGGTGCGGTCCTGGCGGAACATCTGCTAGGCAGTAATACGGTTTACGAAACCGTTGACGTTGATGACGTTCGCCGACGCAGCGTGCGCCTTCACAATCAGGCTGTTGTCCAGCAGGAACCCAGGAACGATCAACGTCATCCCCGAATCGGCTGCCAGTTCCAACTCGATGTAGTCGTCCTGGTCGGTCGTGCCACCAAACTGGACGGTCAACACGACCGCTGAAGCGGAAGTGTTGCAGGCGTAAACCCAGATCTCGTCCCTGTTGGAAGTACCCGAACCGACGGTATGAATCGTTACAGGCGATCCCGCCGTAGTCGAGGTGATGGAGATGTTCTTGCCGTTTGTGCTGCCCGACAGGAACTCTTTTGAATACGTTGCCATAGTGCCTTTCCTCTACGAGAAAACTTGGTTTGCGATGATGTTGTCGTCCACAGCCGTGGTCACCCACGCAACCCCAGGGGTTGTGCTGGAATCCGCCACCAGGAACGTCCCGTTCGCCCCGACACCGACGCGAACAATCGTGTTGTCAGCCGAAGCAACGAGAAGGTCGCCCTTGGCGTCCACCAAACTGTTCTGAAGCAGCCCAGGGGACGAGTTCACGAACGTCTCGATGTCGGAAAAGTTCGTGTTCATGTCGGCAGCCACAATCGTGGTGCCCGCCGAAAAATCGTTCGTGACGGCCAAAGTCGCCATTTAGCGCAATCTCCTCGGGTTGTACGTGAACGCCATAGCGTTCACCTCCCAGTGGTTGTTCGTAGAGGGACCATTGACCTTCAAACTAATGCTGAGGGCTGTCCCAAGTGTCGGTAACCGAACCACGTCCGCGACCAGATCCCGCGAAATGGCGTCCCAGGCTGCGTAATAGTCGGAAGTCGGATCGGCGTCATTCCACTTTGCCGTGTTCCACAACGAATCGGAAGTCCTGCCCGTCACATTCACGTCAAACGTCGTCGTCTGCGAAGACTTGTCATAGTTCTTGTAAACCTGAACAGGCATCGTGATCGTGTCCTGCGCCAAGGTGATAAACCTGGGCTTTCCCCACCGCTTCTTCGTAATCGGATCGTTGCCCGTCAACCACGGCGTCACGAAATGAGACGCAATATGCGTCTCTGTGGATCCCGTATAACGGTCGGAGTTGCGGTTCTGCTCGTCCTCAACATCGACAACACAGCCCGTGTTAGCGACACAACCAGCCAACACTGACGCACGCTCGTTCGGGGGCCGATACGCCAGCATCGGCCCAGCGTCAATGTCGGTCATAGTCCAAGCGCCGCTTTCACCAATCGTCGGATCGTAAATTAGCGTCCGCCTAGACGTGACTCCCGAAACCGTCCAGTCCAAAGACACAAACAGCTTGTTGTCGCCCCACGCCAACTGCGGCGGATTACTGAACGTAATCCGTCCGTCGTCAATGGCGGGCTGCAACTTCGAGAACAAGTAAACGAACTGTTGCCCGTTGTACAGGTAGACGCCTTCCTCCGCCGACCAGAAGAACACACCGTTCGGGGTGACCGCAGGCGACGACAACGGAATCATCCCCACCGACGCAGACTGCAACTGCACCTGGAACGAATCAGAGTCGTAGCCGAAGATCGCGTACGTCGAATTCGTTTTGAACACCAGCAGACGGTCACCGAACGCAGCCATTCCCGTGATGTAGTCGCCGTGCTCCCCCAAGTCGATGTCCACATAGTCCGAATCGGGACTAGCGGAACCCTCCTCGCCCCACTTCTCAGGCTCGTTCGCATTAGACCAGCGAACCCTCGACTTGTGCGCCGTAGACCCCTCGTATGTGTGGGCAGCCCACGCAAAGTTGTTCCAAAACTCCACGTACTGGGCTTGCGGAAAGTTTCCTGTGGTCCCATCAAACGTGGTGCCCAAATCGGCGGCAGCCGACCCGTTCCACCTGAACGACGGCTTGTCATACGACACGCCGTAAGCCACATCGTTCATTGTCATCCCGTACACACGCGAACCAGCCGTACGGGCCGTAATGCCCGTCAAATCGGTGAAATTGGCGCTAGTGGAATGGGCGACCTTGGTGCCGTAGTTGACCATGACAGCGTTCGTGCCGCTGCCCGTGTGGAACCCCCACATGCCCTTCACGTCAGCCGACAAGGCCGTCGTGTTCCTGCGGTCCACGCCGTCACGCATCCGAACCCCACCCCTGGGGTCCACCACCACGTTCAACAAGTCGGGCGACTCGTTTGGTGCCAGATTGAACTGGTCCGACCGCAGGTTTAAGCCACCTGAGAAAGATTCGAGCGCAGTAAGGCGGAACCCGCTGCCTCGCGCGCCAGCGCCACGAGCCATCTGCTACTCCCAGGAATAGCGCATACGGTTGGGCAAAATGACCTGCGACCGCCACCGCGAAGCGGTGCGGCTGTTTAGCATGATCGGCTGAGGGGCAGGCATGTCCACATACCTGTCCTTCAAGTTGTTCAATTCACCCTCAAACAAAGCAAAATACTGTGCAGCCATACCAGGATCTTCTTGCTGCTCATAAGCGCGAGCAATCCCGTAGGTGGCAACCAGAATATGAAACGGAGCGGGCAGATCGGCTGGTTCTGCCGCATCTGCCACACCAGCGCCAAACGCTGATGGATCCTGATAACCGCGTACATACACGGTATAGACGGCGCTTGGGGTCGGGTACAAGCGAACCGAATCAGCCCAGAAAGACCACCACCAGGCGTCACCCGTCGTATTCGTATCCAACGGGTAGACGACATCGCCCGAATCGCGTCCCACGTAGGACACGACATGGTTGTCGGTACGCAATGCCGCGATCTCTCGCAACCCGTTTGTCACCGACGCGCCGACCGCAGCCAACGTGTAGTCCTTCTGGTCAACAACGGTACTAAACGTCGTTGATACCTCGTAGAAAGGCCAACGCTTCTCCGAATAGACGATCTTGTCGTACCCCTCACCCAAGAAACGGTTCAAGGTGTCGTCAGCGATGTCGGACGAATCAATATCCACCACAGAGCGGATATACGAACGCATGGTGGAAATGTCCACCGTTACTCCCTATGGAAGACGCATAGATCGCTGCCCGCAACGGGACGCCCCTTACAGGGCGTCCCGTTGCGAGTCAACGAAACACACGAGGTGTCGATGGAAGAAACAGGTGCAGGATCCACAGGATTGACCTGATGTATGTTTCTCGATTGACTTACGCCGCTAGGGCGTGGAGTCGAGTCGATAAAGTTTTCACCAGATGGTTGCCCGTAAGGGCGTGAACCAGCCTTATAGGCGTCTGCAAATGATCTTCCCATCAAATCACCTAACCGTTAGTGATGCCGTGGAGGCGTCCCTGACGGGCACGGTTGCTGATAGTCAGCTGGCCGTAGCACAGGAGCTGTGAGAACACGGCGTCCTGGTTGGTGGGCCGCACGAACGGCGTTGGCTTGAACCAAACGTCGCTGTGAGCAACCAACTGGATGTACTTCGTGTTAAGGAAGTACATTTCGTTGGCAGGGCACGAATCATCAAACGTGATGGGTGCGCCCTTGAACAGCAGGTTCTGGAACCCGCCGTCGGCCATGTCGGTATCCGAATAACGGATCTGACCCGTGAGTAGCGCCTCGTAAGCCTCATAACCCTGCCGACGGGCAAAAATGATTGTCGGCTGGTCATTGCCAACCGAAATGGTGTTGTACATGGAAGCCATGCCAGCCAGCGAAAGAACGCCGCCCTGGTTGGTCTGAGTTGGTCCCCAGAACGAGTTGCCAGAAGCGCCAGGGTTGATACCACCCACGGTGCTTCCAGAAACAAGGCTCTGAATGCCTTCCCAGTCCTTGTTGCTGTTACCTGTGCCATCAGCCCAGAACATGGTGTTCATGTTCTCGATGATGGTTTCCTGCGTCTGGAAGATCTTGCCTTCCAGCAGGTCGATGATCTGGGCCTCGCCGTTGTTCTTGGCTTCTTCCAGACCATTGATGGTCACAGTTGCCGCGTACTGTCCCCAGTCATACTCAGCCGCGCTAATGCCCGTCTGTGCCGTCGTGGCGATAGTGTCGGTTCCGCTGTACGAGCCAGCGGTTGAGTTCGTACCGTAAATAATCGGTACGACGATAGTCGCTCCACCAGTAATCCGACGAATGGTCTGCCCATTCGTCAGCGCGTAAAACAACGGACGTGCACTGAAGATGTTATCTGTCAGCTTCGGAACGTAGTTTTTTAGCGTGGTAGAGAGAATCTCATCAAAATTGGCGTTACCCGCCATAATAAAACCCCCTTCAAAAGGTTTAGGTGCCTAATTCCTGTTTAGCGAGGGCAAAGGCTTCACGCAACGAAGTCACCTTCTTGGACGACCCGTCCACAACGGCGCCCTGCTGAACGGTTTTACCGCCCTCGACAGGAGCGCCACCACGCTTCGCTTCCAAGGTTTCCTGATCCCGCTGGAGTTTTCCAGCGTAACCAGCCAACCCGTTGAAGTTCATGTGGGTGTACGCGGCCTCAAGATTGGCAATCTTGTTGTCCAAGGCATGCTTAAACAGCGCCTGTTCATCAAAATTGCCGTATTGGCCCTTCAAGCGAGAAACTTCCTTGTCCAACGCCTGCTTCCTATGAGTCTGCGCCTGACGGGCAACCTGGGCTTCGAGATGGGCGACACGTTGAGCAGTCGGATCCTCGTCCTCCCAAGACGACATGTCGTCTCGGGGCACGGGGGTGTCCTCCACGCCCAAAGCGTTTCCCAACGCGGCCAAAGTACCGTGCGGGTCGGCCTCAAGGGCCGACACGATGGTTTCTGCCTGTTGTAGACGCTGACGTTCGGCTGCCAACTCCTGCGTCTTACGGGTGTAATCCGCCTGACGTTGGTATCCGTTTTGCAGTTCCTCAAGACTGACCTGCTGCTGCTCCCCATCAACCTTGATGGTGTAGCCGCTGGTTCCTGTCGGTTCTGTTGACGAAAGCCCTGGATTGTCCGCCACGGCGGATTCTGTTGCTTCCATGTTTTCTTCGGGCACTTCTGCCTCCTGAGGAGTCCTATATGGTTGCTCCTAATAGTCACGGTGAGGGTGTCCCACCGTGGATCAAAGCGCAGGCAGTTCCAAACCCATCTGGTTCTGCAACTGCGCCAACAACTCAGGCGGCACACCGCCCGTTGGGGCGAAAGCCCCAAAATCTGGTCCCTGCGGTATAGGTGCAGGCGCCATACCAGGCGGCATCGGCGGAGGGGCCTGCTGTTCAGGAGGGCCAGGAGTCTCACCCGCGACCGCCTCCTCCTCAGGTGTCGCAGGCTGCCCCTGCTGCATCAAGAACTTCATCGGATCCTTCACATCGAATCCTTCTTCAAGAACGTGCATGGCCAACGCCGTCGGATCAATCACCGTGCCAATCAAAGGCGCAACAGCGTTCATCAACGACACCGCCTGCTGCTTACGGATCGTGTCATTGATCGGCTGCGTCGAACCACCCTCAACGGTGAAGTCGTACTCGCCTTGAATTTCTTCTCTGGTGTACTCCACGTACATTGACTCGCCGCCCTTCAGGGCGACACGGGCCATAGACTCACCCGTCATGTACTGCTGAACGAGCTGCAACACGCGGCGGCCAATCTGAGAAATACCCATCTCAATCAAAGCCAACTTGTCGGCAGCCCTGGCGTTCTGGGCATCAGCAATAATGCTGGCCTCCGTCGCTGTGCGACGAATCTCAGGCAAAGCCCCCCTCGCGTACTCCGAAATGCCCGACACCGTATTGATGTCATCCTCAATAATGTTCGAGTACGCATAGATGTCGCCCGAAATGGGGATCTGCGGCATCGGA